TCACAATTCAACGTAGCCATTACCTCTATCATCAAGGTATTTATCTGTCATTCTCATAGATTTGTGGCCAAGTATTTTCTTTGCAAACTCAGCACTTTTTTCTTCTTCATATAATCTTGCAGATAAACTTCTAATTTCATGAAATGTTGGTTTATTTTCTATATGTTTAGGTAACGCTTCGATAAATTTACCTCTTAATGTTTTTGCGGTGGTGTTGCCACAGATTTTATCTGAGCTCCTATTCATGAGATTTAAAACATCTTTAATAGAATAACCAATAGACTCAAGTCTTAATGAGAGAGGTATTGCTACTTTAGAGCCTGTTTTTAATTGGGTGACATACAGCCTATCATTTTTTATATCATCCCACTTCATGTTGATAACATCGCTAATGCGTTGAGCTGTAAGTATCGCCAATAGGAACATATACCTATATTTGTCATTTGTGTGCTCCAAGGCGTATTTAAACTCTTCTAGCGATAACCTTGAGCGCTGAACGCTTGTTTTTGGCGGCTTTGTCACGGAAACGGGATTTTCCTTTATCACACCATCCGCAATGGCTTCATTAAAAGCATCTAGCATAGTGGACCTTAGTAATTTTGCCATTGCCTTTTTAGGGTACTCTGAAATAAATGTGGCTACATCTCTTGGTGTTACATTCTCAATTGGACAGTCATTAAAGTGTAATTTGATTAACTTTATTCTTGATTCGTAATCGTAGAGCGTCTTCTCTTTTAACCCCCGGCTGTTTACCTTCCCCCTATAAGTATCAAGCCACTCATGCAATGTTACACAGTGAACATTATTAATTCTGTCAACTAATGGCTCTTTAGGTTTATAAATAGCTAAATTGGCTTGTATGGCTTCGGTTATTGCCAATGATTTGTTTGAGCCAACAGAAAATTCCTTTTTAGTTCTTACATCCCTGTAATAGTAAATCCCTTTACGCAAATACAAGTTAGGCGGTAGCCCCTTGTTCTTTGCACTTCTGCTTCTGCCCATTAATTTTCTCCATTAAATATTGCGGTTCCCTTACCATTTTGTCATTTGTTAGAATTGTCCACGGCTCTAACTCATATTCTCTACCAACCTTTTCTGGAGCAGGGTATAACCTACCTTCCTTTATATAGCGAGATAATTGCCGTTGACTTCTAGGGTTAGCGAAATATTTATTATTCCATTCTGATAATGTAATTCGTTTCATTGATTATTCTCCGTATCCTTCATCATTAAAAAAACTTCCATAGTGCCACGGTATGGGTTTTTATTTACTGACATGAAGTCATAATCAAGGCAGTCAGCTGTCCATTTATTAGAATGGTACATTGGTGATAACCCTATTTTATTTTCAATAATAATCGGCATTGCGTCTGATGGGTTATTGCATGGGTCGAAAAAGCGATAACCAAACGAGCCATCAACAAGGAATTGGATAATATCCATTGTTTGTTTAATTACATCGTATTGCGTTTCAGATAAAACAGATTGAGCTACTAATAAATTAATCTCGAAATCAGATAGTTCGGTGTATTTATTCATTATCATCTCCTAGTATTTCATTAATAGTATTTCTGATGTCAATTAAGTCTTGTTTTGTCACATCCATATTCCAAGATGGAGTATTTAAAATAAAACAATCTTTTGTTGTAGGTTCAATCTCAATACAATCTTTGTAATTTTCCAAGCCAGCATAATATTTATCTTTCATTCCATACCTCTCCACAAACAACTTTAACATTCCTCACTGACATTAAATATTCAGCACGTTTATTGCATTCCGATTGCGTATAAATATCTTCCGTAACAGGCACAGCAGAACCCTGTATTAACATGTGTAATACATATTCGATTATTTGCATGGTTATTTAATCTAATTTATAGAGTGGTATATTTATTTTTTCACTTCTTTCTTCATTTAGATGGGTATATCCATATTCTTTTATATTATCGAACCCGCTTGATGTTATATAACCAACAGGCTCTAAGCCATTAATTAAACTCTCGCGTGATGCTTGCCAAGATTGAAATAATAAAGTCTTTAAATCCTCCTTGCCTTTATCGCTATAAGGCAATTCTCCGTGACCAGAATTAAACCACGCTTCAAATTGCTGCCTTGATTCATCCATGCTTACTCCTGAATTTTAGGTATAAAAAACCCTGCAATGCAGGGCGTATAGTTAAATATGGTACATTAGGTTTTTTATAGCTTGCTCTGTGTTAAATTTATGATTCTCACCTTCTAGATAGAACTCATTAAGAAAGTCAATAACCTTTCTTCTTGAAATGCTCTTCGTTGTTATGCTATCAAGATATTCTTTTTCTTCAGCAATAATTATACCTTTACCAAGTTTGAATTGATCGAATGTTAAATCGTAATACAACTCCTCAAATTCAACAAAGTAATGTTCACCTGACAAAGTGGAGCTATATATATTTATAATAAATATTTCTTCTGTATTTAATTTTCTACTTAGTACTCCACCAAGCAGTGCAGAAGCTCCTTCACAGGAATTATGAGGGAATGCATGAAATGGAAAGTTAATATTTCTTGCTATCTCGTTGTAATACTCGTCAAAACATTTCCTTAATTTTTTAGCTATATGAATAGCTAATTTCGTTTTTTCAGCCATTGCAATATCACCGTAGTTAATTCATGGTGACAAAATGTTAAATTAAATAAAGGTATTTATCCATCACTCCACCTTATCCCTCTGTCTTCACATACCAATCAACAAGATTATCAATTACAGTATTGATATATCCTGATTGCTCTTCTTCGGTTAATTTATCCCATTCGTCCTCAGTAATACCCAGCCCACATTCAGAGTCAGAACCAACCTTGTTTGTTCTTGCAACTAAAACCATCTGCTTACTCATATTCATTCCTCTTCATTGCATCCCTGAGAGTTAAATTAAAAGATAATTAAAGCTGTCGCTAAAAATGCACCTTTAACATCTTTATTTGACGGATAGTAATATGCTGAATAACCATCACGAGGAACTGCCTTGTAATAACAAACATAAACGCGATCGCAATTAACCCATTCCGATTTATCGCTTTCACAAATAATGTTTTCTTTAATTGCAGTATCGATAACTTGCTCTTTGGTTTGTCTGCCTCGCATCATCAAAATAGTTTCGTCATTAGAATTTAGTAAATCTACTGTTTGCTTTTTCATATCTACCTCCTGTTTGCATCCTTGCACTGAGTAATGGTCATATTCTTTGGTTAAATCACATAAATAGCGTGGCGTGGGTAGGGGAGTCCGATAGGGGCGAAGGGGATATCATCCTCAAAATCCATCGGAGGCTCACTTTGTGGTGTTTGATTACTCGATGCTTGTTTTTGCGCTTGCGGTTGCTGAGGTTGTCCCCATCCTTGATTCTGCTGTGACTTCTGGCTTCCTGCCTGATTACCACCGTTACCGCCTAACATCTGCATAGAACCGCCGACATTAACTACCACTTCCGTTGTGTATCGGTCTTGCCCGCTTTGGTCTTGCCATTTTCTGGTTTGCAGAGAACCTTCGATATATACTTGACTTCCTTTTCTCAGATATTCACCTGCAATTTCTGCTAATTTGCCGAAGATGCACACTCGATGCCACTCGGTTTTTTCTTTCATCTCACCGGTTTGTTTATCACGCCACGATTCCGATGTGGCTAGTGTGAGGTTTGCTACTGCGCCACCTGATGGCATATAGCGGATTTCTGGATCCTGCCCCAAGTGACCAATAAGAATACATTTATTCACGCCTTTACTTGCCATCAGTACCTACCTCTTGTTTGGTTAGTTCTTCTTTTCTTAGCTCATACACTTTTTGAGCCTCCGCTTGTTCAGGTGTATCTCTAAGTGCTTTGTATGCTTCACTAAAGGCGATTTTTAACTCATCCATGTTTTGTGCTTCCGTTGCAATGCTCGTAAAGTGAGCTAGATCTATCTCTGCTTTAGTGCGTCCATCATTAAGCCAATCCATTAGCTTTTTACCTGTTAATTCATTTAACTGAGTAACTTCGGCGTTGCTGAACAATCCTGTTCTATCCTTGCTTGCCATTGCCGTGTGAGTTTCGTGATTTAGGTCTAGTACAGTCGTAAACTCATACTCAACCCCGTCACGCTGCTCTGATTTCATGCCAAGTTTATCTACGCCTTTCTTACCATTGCCTTTATCGACCTGAGCAGTTTCCGTTTTACTTCTCATCGTTGCGATAATATGCAGGTCAGACCGTAGTATCGCGTCGAGAAATGCATTGTGACGTGGTGTTATTTCGCTCCATGCTGACCACGTATTGCCTCGATACTTGGCTTTTGCTAACACATCGAGTAATTCTAGACATCCGCCTGTTCCACTCCATTCGTGAGTAATACTGTCGATTATCAAATTATCGTAGCCAGCTTCCTGCGCAACCCCGATAGCTTCAATAAATCGCTCTGGTGTGAATGGTGGATCTAACTCCAATACGTCAAAATTAAAACGGTCAGAGTAAAGAGAAGCACTTCCTTTTTCCGTATCAATCAATGCCGTTTTTCCGCCAAGTCCTTTGGCTATTTCCAGTGCTCCATAGGTTTTACCTGAGCCACTAGGCCCTGTTAAAGCGAGCCTTAATTTTGCTTTTTTTCGCATTGCCTTGGCGAATTTCATACTAATCTCCTAAGTATTGACCTTGACGTCGATCGCTTCCGTAGTAATCGACTTCAAACTTATTACTCGGTGCAGAATTCCTTTCCGCATCACGTAATGCCTGAATATGAGCAGGTAGAGGAGGGTGATTTTTCGATGCGTCCAAGTTCATGTGTAGCAGTTCCATTGCTAATCGTTTTTCCCTGTCTGGCGCACTCGTATTTGGCAAACACCCCTCAATCATTGCAATAGCTTGAGCCAGAGCTTCCTCTCTGTTTTTTGCTAATGACGGTGATGTTAATTGGGGGTATTTATCGGTAGGGTATGAGTTAGAAACGTTCATTGAAAATCTCCTGAAAAGTCCTTGAGAGGCATAGACAATCCTTGTCGTCCTAACACTTCCGTTTGATACATAAATTCATCGTGTTCGCGTTCCTGCGATTCTTTACGCTTCCTGCGTAATTCTTCTAGCCATTGTTGATGCTGAGTCACGCAACCCTCCTTAGCAGATTCATCTTAGAAACAGGTGCATCCTTGCTTGCTTCATTGACAATCCTGTCAATCTCTTCCTTGTCGAACTGCATAATCCATTGCAGAGCTTCAACTGGGTCGATTTCCGTTAATTTAGCCAGCTCAGCGAAACTTCCTGTCTCAATACTGAGTTTGCTACTTTCGTCAAATTCCATGACTGTTTTGTCGTCTACTACCCGAGTTCCGTTCGAGTAGCTGTATGAAATTTGCATAATCACCTCAACTTACAAATGTCGGTATTACGCCAACGGTTGTTACAATGACCACAGCTAAACTGAATAACCATGGGCTTGTACGTTTATTTTTACGTGCTTGAGGCGTAGTGATACGCACCGCCATGCCGTCACGCATAGCGCTGTAATAGTTAGTTTTCATGGTGACCCCGTTAGATGAGAGATAAGGCGGTTATCTGGTGTTGGTGCGGTAGGTTAAATTCCGAGGCGTTTTGCTAACTCAACAGCCTTAAATAGACCACCTCGTTTAACGCTTCGCTTGTGCTGATATTTGTTTGTTGTTGGATAAAATAGAACCTTTCCTTTTTTTGTTTGAAAGTGAATAGTTCCACTTGAATCTCTGGTGTACGGAATATCTATATCCTTTAGTTGCTCCGTATTATTTTTAAGTCGCTCTAATTTCCGATCTTTTACCATTTCCTTGTATGCGCGAAAATCGCCTCCTACATCACCCATAATTAATTCCTTATGTGCGTATTCCTCACTATTAATAGCGATATGAATGATTAAGTGGTGGGTTACTGCTGACCGATGGCTTTTTCTCCTATATTTAATAATGATAACAGATAGTTATTTTTGATTGATCGTAATAAGACCTATGTAGCATTGCTCTATTGTATTATCATTAATTCCATTACAATGTGAGGCAATAAGAATGACTTCTTTATCTGAAATACAACGCAATATCTTGATAGCACTAAATAATCGCAATTATCCAATGAAACCAATAAGCAATAGTCAACTTACTGAATTAGAGATACGTATTGGTAAGGATACACTGGCATATAATATCAATTATTTACAAGATCAAGGTTTAATTAAAGATGGTGCAATTCAGTTAAGCGGGACTGGTAAATTCGGATATATCCTGCCTAAGATGGCTCTCACTTCAAAAGGATTTGATTATATAAATGAGGATTCCATTGGCAATGAACTAAATTCAGTGACTATTAAAATCCATCAAGACACTATTAATAAACTAGAATCTATGATTCATGATGCTAGTATTTCTGATGCCGAAAAGACAACGCTCATCCGCTATATAAAAGAAAAAGGTGTTGAGAGTGTTATCGGAAAATGTATTGACATTTTGATTTCTAATACCGGTTCTTTTACTAAATTGCTTTCTGATCTAGCTAAAAGCATTATGTAATGGCAAGCCCATCCGTGGGCTTTATCTTGCCGTCACCCCGAACTCACTGCTCGGCTGTTTTGTTTTAACTCCTGAAAATACTGCTACATTAGGTAAGCAACAGTTATCTACCGATGGTTGGTATTTAGGTTCAATACTTCTAGTAACTGGTATGTGACTTAATGACAGTGTTTTTTCTACTGATGTAAGTCTTTTCTCCTGAGGAAATACTGATTCTAATTTCAACTCAATATTCTTTTTTGCAATAGCTTCTGCTTTCCGTCTGGCGTGACGTCTATTTGCAGATGCTCCACGTAAAAACTCAGGCTTGCGTGATTTTTTAACTGTAATAGTTGCCATATATCCTCCAAACAGTTGGCTTTGGTGATTGGCATAGTCATGTGACTAATCATGATCCGCTATGCGAAAGTGGCTACGTCACGCCATCTTCTACACCAATCCCAAAACCTTCTGAGAAGGTTGACGCTTTATCAGCGTCACCGTTCTGATAGCTAATACACAGCTCGCCATCATCGTTGTTAAAGAACATCAACGTGCTGTGTTCCGTTGATGGATAGTATATTCACAAATTGTGATTTTAATGTCAACCACAAAATGTGTTTATTTATTTGTTTTTAAATTAAGTCGATGATTTGAAATATAAAATAAATGGTAAATAAACACGGAATGTGTTGTTTGTCACATAAGATTGGAATGGAGATCACTTCTTTGGAGGGGAGAGGGTACAAAAAAGCCCTCGCGGGGAGGGCTGGTACGGAATTACTGTTGTGAAAGAATAAACTGAACCTGAAAATCTCTTAAAAGCTCATTTGTCCGGATAGTTTTCACATTAAAATAGTCGCATATGTCAGGTATTTTAGGTTTGCATCCATTGTTTTTATCTCTAACCTCGTGAGTAACTACGGTGGCATTTGTTGTTTTTGCCTTAGCGATAATCCATGGGTCTGCTACTGATAAGAATTTTTGAATGTGTGGTAGGCTATTTTTATGTCTTGGGGCATATTCTTGTTGAACATAATTAGCTATAGCTCTAAAGTTCATTTGAGTTTCTTGATCATCAACACTTTGAAAACAATGCATTATACCTTTTGACCAAGTACATATTTCATCGTCCTGCTTTTGTAATTCATCAAAGACATTTCGAATGCTTATTAATTGTCCGTCCATGAATTTAGACCCCATAAACTCCCAAAATCCAGGGCATAAGTCAAAGCAGTAATAATCTTGTTGCGCTTGAATAAATATGTTTGCATCAATTAGATAGCTCAAAGCCCAAACTCCTTCTGAGCAAATTCATACAGTTTATTAGGTTGTATTCCTGTTAAGCTCTGAGCTTCTCTTAAAAGCATTTTTCCTTCCAATGCTTGAGTCACAACAGCAACAGTTAGCCTCTCACTACTTCTAACTTTCTGGTTTCGATTATAATCACCGCCACTAGAGGTGCTTTTCTCATTTATTAAACTTACGTACCGACTATATTCATGTTTGGATATTAGTTTTAAGTCTAAGGCTCGTCGCACTATCACCCAACTACTTACTCTGAAAATGCTTCTTAGATCATCAATGTTCTCTTCAATAGATAAGGATTCGTTCCATTTTTTTAAGAATATTACTTCAGGAGTTAAATACTCTGCCGCAGCTGCATTACAAATCATTTCCTCTTTCTCTCTGGAGTTTATAGATAGATCGGATATAGCGGATTGACCTAAAACCAGATGAGCAAGTTCATGAATCAGCGTAAATATTTGAGCTGCCTTTGCATCATTAGTGTTAATGAAGATAACAGGGGCTATCTTATCTGCTATACAGAACCCTCTAAAATCATCAACGCTAATCGGTCTTGTATTATTGTTTTTTACAACACCGCTTCTCATCACAAGGATCCCTTGAGATTCTATCTTTTTTACTAATGCAGAGAAAAAATCCTTCCACTTACCTTTTGTTGGTGGAATTTGAATATCAATATGCTCTTTAATTGTAGCTACAATTTGTTTGGGGTTACTATTAGGAGGAAGCTTTCCTACCAACTCTACTTCAGGAAGGCCGTTGGACAAGGCGTAGTCTTTGTACCAGTCTTGTTTAATTAACACATCACTAATAGTGTCTTTTAGTGCTACGCTTATCTCATTATTCCGGCTACCTACCGTTCTTCTATCTGGAATAGGTAGTTTTTCCTCTGGAGGTGTATTTAGGTATAAATAGCCAAATGGTATTTTTGTTATATTTGCATACCTTTGAGCTTGGGCAAAAGTAATTGGTTCCTTACCTTCTTCCCAAGCAATTATTGCATCGACAGGCTTTTTGAATTTTTCAGCAATATAATCCACAGAGAGAGATGCTCGGCATCTCGCCCATGTAAGTATATTATTGTTTATAAATGCCTGAGCCATTGCATGCCTTGATGTATTATTCGCTATGTTATTAAGATAAGTATGTGTTTGATTAAATAAAATATCAATTCGGTTATACCTATTATTCCAAGTGCATCACACCAACCACACTCTAAAACGTGTCGTCACCCAAAAAAGCAACCTCGCACATCATCTTCAACGAGCCTAATGGCGTCAGAGAAACTACCTAGCATTATTTCATCGTAGTTGTGCCAGTTACTATTTTTATCCATCCAAAGCAGAGACCATGAATTCGAATATCTATTATGTGTGATTTTTGCTATAGGTTCTTCTACTCTGCCATCACTCCATATTAGTTGCCTAATTTCAAAGATAATTACTGAGTCGTCCTCGATGCGATACTGTAAATCTAATTCATCCCTTAGGTGTTCTGCTGGGCGACGCTTTTCCATGAAAAATTCCATACACCGTCTAATATTTGCTATCTCAATATTACTAAACGCCATATTTCCTCCTAAAACGTGTCGTCAGGCCATTGTGATTTGATTACCTTACCTATGATTGTGCAATTCCCGTTAATAGGGATCAGATCGAAGCGAGGGTTTAATGGCTCTAGATACTCAATTCCACCATCTCTAATCAATCGTTTGAATGTGAATTCATCATTCAGTAAACGCGCGACGCAAAAATCTCCGAACTCAACTTCTTCCTCTGGATCAACCAAGATAAGCATTCCTTCTGGAAAGCTTGGCTTGCCTCCTGGTGGTGCTGTCATTGATTGACCTTCAACTTCTAACCAGAAAGAACGTTCACTAGCTTTCTTAGCTGTAGGTATCCACGACACAGCATCTTTCTGCGTGTATGAGTTAAATTCTGTTGAGAAAGCGCCGGCCTGTACCTTTGTGAATAGAGGGTATTCATAATTTTTGATCACTTGCTCACTTTGACTGCCAAACATTAATTCGGCAGGTGATATACCAAGAGCTTCACTTATAACAATCGCATCATCAGCGCTAATCTTGCGCTCTCCAAGCTCATAGTTTCCTATTCTGGACGCAGCAGAGTAGCCGCACAATTTAGCTAATTGAGCTTGACTTAGCCCTCTTGATTCACGAATGGATTTTAACCTTTCGCCAATAACTTCATTTACTTTTTTCATGTATACCTTTTAACACAAACCGTGATAAATGTATTTAAACGTTTTGTGGTTGACAGTTAATCACATATTGTGTGTAATATTGGAATAAACAAGGAGGATACACACATGAACAATATCGCAGAACAGCGAAAAAAACTGGGAATTTCTCAAGCTGTTTTAGCTTCATCAATAGGATGGGGGCAGTCACGAATTGCTAACTATGAGTTAAACATTAGAACTCCTAGCTTAAATGACTGCCGAGCTATTGTTGAAGCATTACAAAAATTAGGGGCAAATTGTTCTTTAGACGACGTTTTCCCTCCAAAAGTAGCTTGATTTCACCACGTTCTTTAACAACCGCAGGGTTCTTGACTGCTACGGAGTCGCTGATAAAGCGACAACTCTTCCCCCAATATCAACTCATACGGAATGAGTCACGGATCATTATTGTCCCTTAGTTAACTCATAAGGACTTTAAACAATGGAATGCGCAAATACACGCAAACAATTCAATCAATTTATCTCTAACCACCTAATAGCTTCAGCATTACAAGCATTGAGAAATAAAACTCAGTCTGCCGTGGCTAGAACGTTAGGTGTTCATGATTCAACTATCCTACGTCGAACTGAAAAATATCCTGAAATATGCGAAACGCTTGTCGCATCGGGAATTATTGATTTTGTGATGGAAGGAGAACGAAAAATCTCAGAAGAAGAGTACCGATTTTTGTGGAAACAAATGGGTGAACTTTCTCAAATGAAAATAAAAGAAAACGCCTCGATTGCGGCAACAAACGAGGCGTGTTGTTCAATGGAATTCACCATTTAACGTACAAATACACTGTATCAATATCCAGTTTTTATCACAAGGGGAAACTTCGGTTTCCCTTTTTTGATACAGCTTTGGAATGGAGAAATTATACCATGAGACAAAGAATAAATCATGAATTTAATGGCTGTGATGAGCATAAAAACATCATGGAAAATAGGTTGTTACAAGAAATAACCCCACTGGGTTGTCAGCGTTTAAAGGAAGCATTGAAAGACGCAAAATTAAGGAAAGCACATCGGGATAAGTTATTAGGAGAGCGAAAATGAGTATGCTTCTCATGGCAAAAGCCATGCAATTACAGGTGGGGAGTACAGCACAAAAAATGGTGCTACTGAAACTTGCTGATAATGCCAATGATAAAGGTGAGTGTTTTCCTTCTTATGAAACTATTGCACGTCATTGCGAAATTAGCCGTCAAAGTGCGATAAACCACATTAAAAGTTTATGTAAAAAAGGGTTTGTTCGTAAAGTTACGCGAAAAACTGATAAGGTGCATACTTCCAATTTATATATTCTGGATTTGGAGGCTAAATCTCTTGATGACGGTAGTCAAAATACAGTACCACCTAGTCAAAATTCTGTACCAGAGGTAGTCAAAGAATTTGACCACGGTAGTCAAACGGTTGGACTAGGGGGTAGTCAAAAATTTTTACCCAGAACCAGTCAGTCTTTTAACCAGTCAATTAACCTTAAAAAACTATCGTCTGACGACTCGAAACCTGCAAAGCAGATTTCAATTAATCGACAAGCTAAAATTCCTTATCAGGAAATCATGCAAGCCTTCAACGAATCGGTAGGGGATAGATTACCCAATGCCGAATCACTGAATGACAAACGCAAACGAGCAATATCCAAATTCCTGAAAGAGCTCAAAGAACCCACAGTTGAATCAGCTAAAAATTATTTTGATTATTTTATGGAAACGGCGAGTGCTTGGTATTTTGGCGAAAATAATCGGGGTTGGCGAGCGAATTTTGATTATTTACTCAGACCTGAAACGGTACTCAAAACAAGGGAAGGAGCACTGTGATGAACCAAGTTCCGAATAATTTAATGGCGGAACAAAATGTTATTGGAGGACTACTGCTTGACCCGCAAAGTGATAATGCGCAATCAATTTTTTCACTGCTAAAACCTGAAGATTTTTATGCCCGACACCATCAAATTATTTATCTCACCCTGCGAGAAATGTATACCCAACGTATGCCAATAGACATCATGACGGTGACGGATTGTCTGGAGTCAAAAGGCCGAATTAATCAATCAGGTGGTTTTGCCTATCTTGCTGAGATGGCAAGAGAAACACCGAGTATTGCTAACATTATGGCTTATGCGAAAAAAATCCGAGAGTGTTCCGCACAGCGTTTTGTTATCGAAAAGACGGTTGAAATTCAAAAGCTCATGATGGCGCCAAGTGAGTTAGGTTTTACAGATAAAATTGAACAAGCACAACGCTTGCTTGATGAAGCTACTTCGTTTGGAAAAATGGGGAGAAAAACAGGGTTACGCCGAATTGATGATGTGCTGGATGATGTTTTTACCGACATTTGTGATCGACAAGATAACCCAGAGAAACATCGAGGATTAAAAACGGGATTTAAAGATTTTGACCGTCTATTAAGCCCGAAACAGATTGTCATAGGCTCACTGTTCGTGATTGGTGCTCGTCCAAAGATGGGAAAAACAACCGTTCTCACTGAAATGGCAAAAAATGTCTCACAACAAGGTAAGCCTGTATTACTGTTCAGCATGGAAATGACGGATAAACAGCTTGTTGAACGGACACTAGCCCAACAAACCCAGATTAATTCAGATAAATTTTACCAAAAGTTAGAAGAGCATGAATGGGATAGGCTTTGCAATGCCATCGGTCGCCTTAAAGATGAGCCCAATATTTGGGTGGATGATACACCAGGTATGTCCTTACAGCATATTCGCTCTGAAAGTCGGAAAATTAAACGCAAAGTCGGTGATATTGGGTTCATTGGTGTCGATTACCTCACGCTGATGCAAGCGGGAAAAGCTGACCGTAATGACATTGCCTATGGTGAAATCACTAAGGGGCTAAAAATATTAGCAAAAGAGCTCAATACGGTGGTTGTGTTGCTTGTACAACTGAATCGAGGATTGGAAAACAGAGCTGATAAACGCCCCGTACCAAGTGATTCAAGAGACACAGGACAAATCGAGCAAGATTGTGATTATTGGTTAGGCATTTATCGTGATGCGGTGTACCACGATAATGCAGATGAAACGCTGACCGAGATGATTTTAAGGCTCAATCGGCACGGTAAAACAGGCACGGTGTATGTTGACCAACAAGGATTGAGTATTACACCAGTTGATCAATATATGGCTGCTTATCGCGCTCAACCGAAACGAGAGCCTAAAAGGTATTGTGAAAAATCGTTTTAACTCATGAAAGTAAAAAGGAGACCTCGTGACAGATGATATCTGTCTCCATAAATCCAATCTCAACAGTATTTTCAAAGTGCTCTCCGAAATCGTGACAACAGGTAAACGCTATCGCATCAAAATCACCGAGTGGCGTGATTTAAGAACCATACCCATGAATAAAACATGGCGTATGTGGATGGAAACCACAGGCGAGTGGTTACGTGCACGTGGCGTTGTTATCGATATTAAAAATGGTGTCGGTGAAATCGTTTTATCAAAGCCCATTACTAATGAGGAAACGCATGAATATTTCGTTGGACACTGGTTAGGGCGCAATGAAAACGGTGAGCGTGAAGAAACCAGCAAGATGGATAAAGCAAGGATGCTTTACATGATGGAGAAACATGAACAATGGTGCATTGAGAAGGGAATTCCGATCATCATTCCTCGTAACTCTGAATATATGAGTTTGAAAAGAAAGCAAGAAGAATAGGAAATAGTGATGATTATTTCAGTTAATAACATGATCGTTTTTATTTTAAAGTGATAAAAAATAGTAATCAGGAGGCTCATGATGAATTTACGCAATGAGGCAAAAGGGCGTGAATGTCAGATTAGAATACCTTCAGTTTGTAATGGTAACTCTGAAACGGTTGTTTTAGCCCATTACAGAATGTCAGGTCTTTGTGGCGCCGGAATAAAATCGCATGACTTATTTGGCGCTTGGGCTTGTAGTGCATGTCACGATGAAGTTGATAGACGAACACGATTTACGGATATGGAGTATGCAAAACAATGTCATCTAGAAGGTGTTTTGAGAACGCAAGCCATATTGATCCAAGAAGGGAAGTTGAACGTGTGAAGGTCTTTAATATCGAACCAGTACCTAAACCAAGGATGACTCAGGCTGATAAATGGAAAAAACGTCCCCCAGTTTTAAAGTATTTTGCGTTTAAGGACGAAGTAAAGTTAAACAAAATCACCCTACCTGAATCACATTACCACATTACATTCATTCTACCCATGCCGAAGAGTTGGAGTAAAACTAAACGCTCCGAAATGAACGGTAAACCCCATCAACAAAAACCGGATAAAGATAATCTCGAAAAAGCATTACTTGATGCTATTTTTGACGATGATTCACGTGTATGGGATGGGCGGGTAACAAAAGTGTGGGGAAAAAGGGGGCAGATAATTATCCAAGAGGTGCGATAGTGAATATTGAGTGGATACGCGAGCGAGTAAGTACAGCGTTGATGAATGTTTGTATTATAGAAAATGGGCCGTTAAGTGCCATGGAGGAACAAGCAATACTTGTAACCGATAGGTTTAAAAGAAACCCAATACGCTATGCGGGTGAAAGAAAGTCTCGATACAGACTCCCCTCACATCCACTCAAAATTAAGCAAAAACATGCCAAAGGAAAATCAAAACCATTAATTAATGAAGTTACTTATCGCACTTCATCATGGCGCAGAGGTATTCATCAATTGCCTAACGAAATGCGCTTATGGTTACTCTATTGCTATGGTGATTATCAATATTATCGTGAGCAAATACTCATTGTTCCCTATATTTGGCATGAGTTTCAGCGATTAAATAGTAAAAAAAGGATAACGAAAAAAGTTAAGCAACGACTTCAATCTCTTACCTTACTAGCCATTCAGGCGGTAAAAGCAGAAATTAATCAAACAGCAAAAAAATATACGGATGTTAAGCTTGCTGAATTGTTGGGCGTCAGTGCTGATGCTTGGCGAAAGAGCTATAAACTGTATTGGATTTGTTTATTAGATTGTTGCTATCAATTAGATAGAGATTCGCTATTCAAAATTAGCGCTTTAAGCTGATTAAAAAAGTTGCAAAACTCCGTTTTTTTCTATAAATTAAATGCAATATTTATATAATATTATAAATGTAAGTATTTCAAACCTCGCTTCGGCGGGGTTTTGTTTTTTTAAAATATATTTATAATTATTAATTAAAAAATTTGTTGGAAGTTTTTTGTTTTCATTGATTGTTTGTTTATATTTAAGATGAAATTTATTGTTATCCTATAAGAATAAACCTGCAGTGTTTAACTAATAATTAAAATAATAAACAGGTATTCTTATCTCTACTATACTCATAATATTCAATTTATAGAGCGAGTATATATAATGATTGATTTGTTTAAGTTAACGAAAAAAAGTTCTAGGCATATTGGTATAGCAATATATGTTGGTATTATAGCGGGTATCTTTTCAGCTTTAGTTAAATCTGGTTTTGAAGACCTAATTCCCCCGAGAACACTTGAAACGACACCCCCGCCAGTCGTCTTACTCGAAAAGCTTGGATTAAATATAGATACTATGACTTATCATTGGATGGGATATAGTATTAATTGGGGCGGTAATGGTGTTCATATATTATTCTCAATAGTTATCGCTGTGACATATTGTGTTATTGCTGAATTCTTGCCAAAGGTTAAATTATTACACGGTATTTGTTTTGGTATTGGCGTTTCTGTTTTTGCTCATGGTTTAGTCGTACCTCTACTAGGATTGTCTGGCTGGCTTTGGACAGCAGGTTATCAAGCATTAATTTCTGAGTTTGTTGGAACCGCTTTTTGGATCTGGTCAATTGAAGCGATTAGACAAAATTTGCGTTATTGTTTAACTAAAGAAAATGATGCTGAGTAG